TCTCTGCTCTTATAATTTTATCAAGTTCAAAAGCTCTTCCTTCTTGAATTAATTGTTTTTCATATTCTCTTTTACCTTCTTCATCTAATTTTTGATAAGCTCTAGCTCTAATATCTATCTTTTCTTTATAATCTCTTTTATCTTCTTCTGTTAATTTAGCGTATGCTCTTTGATCTTTTAATAACTGAAGATTAAATTCTCTCTCGTTTTTAATTAAATCTTTATTCCAAAGTCTGTCATCTGTTTTTATTTCAGCTAAATAATCTCTCTCATCTTGTGTTAAAAACTGTTGATATGTTCTATCATCTTGTTTCATTAACCAATTAAATCTTCTGTCATCAAATTTTTGTTCATCTTGCAGACCCAAATTAACTGCAGCTCTTCTAAGGTCTCTATTATATTTAGCTTTTTCACCAGCACCTTTTATTAATTGTGCAGTAGCTGGTTGTAATTTATTTACTGCATCTGCAAAACTAGTAGCCCCTGCAACGCTTGGTCCAGCAGTAAGTAAAAAACTTGTTAAAGGGTCCATCCCACCATATTCACCAGCACCTTCTTTTAATTGAGCTAGATATTCTTCTACAGTCTTAGGTTTACCAATATCTGCTTCTGACATACCACCTGTATATTCTTCTGATAAGTATTTAGGAACTGCACGATTTTCAGGTAAAGCAAGATTTATATTTCCCGTTGTATCGCCAACATTTACTTTACTATTAATAGGTGCATTAGCTTGAAGTTCAGTTAGTTGTCTAGAATATAAAGGCGTTGCAAATTCTTCACCTGCAAAACCATCTTGAGCGTGTGTTCTGTCTACAATACCAGTCATAATGCCATTATCAACATTACCACCTTTTCTAAACATTGGTCTTTTAAAAGTTCTCATTACACTGTGCCTGTATTTCCCCAGTTTAAATTTCCAGGTTGATTAAATGCTCTGTAAATACCAGCTAACGTTCCACCAGCTCCTATTGCTGTCATCATAGGGTTAGGGCTTGGCAGGTTTGTAGTTTGCGTTTGACCTGGGTATCCAGCAATCAAACTTGTTACACCTGAACCATATTGTTGTGCAGCTGTCATAGGTTGTTGTAACTGTTGTTGAGCCAATTGTTGTTGCGCTGCTAATTCCGCTTGTTTTTGCGCTTGGTTTTGTGCACCAAGAGTAGACAATGCTCCTATATCTTGACCTAAGAATGCTTGTTGTTGACCACCTAATCCTAAAGCAGCCTGACCTAAACCTAATTGTTGTTGAGCTAAAGCTTGTTGATTTTGAAAGGCTTGTTGGGCTGCGCCTTGTGCTTGGCCAAAACCTTGTTGTAACATTTGTGCTTGTAAGGCTGCTCGGTTCCTGTCGCTTGTTGCCTGATACTCTGATCTCATAACACCTTCACGACCTCCACCAAGTACACCTTTTCCTACAGCTTGAGCTGCAATACTTGGAATACCTTTTGCTGCTTGTGTATCAAATTCTTTTAATGTTGTATCAATAACATCCTGTTGATAAGGAGACATAAATTGTTGGTAAGCTTGTGGACCAGAAAACTGACCAGCTTGCCCTGCTAATGTACCTGCTTGAGTTTGAGCAGCCCCTGCAGTTGTTAAGAATGGTTGATAAGCACCAATACCTTGTGTAGCTAAAGTTTGTGCTTGTGCTTGTAAGGGATCTTGTCCAGCTACAAACTTATCACCAAAAGTTTTTGTTAAATCAGCTATTTTATAGCCACCTGCTGCAGTGCCTAAATTACTTAAATAAGTTTTACCTGCTGCTTCTATAAATTCTGGTGGTAATATTCTTGTTTCTTGTACTGCCATTATACTACTCTTTTCTCTGCTATTTTCATTTGATCATACAACCTTTGAGCACCTTTTTCAACGTTGCCATCCCCTATTCCTCTAACAGCATCTGCTGTCATTACAAATTCATTTTTACTTAACATAGCAGGTACATCATCTGCTTTTTCTTTTATTCCAACTGGAACAAATCCACCAGTATCTCTATAGTCTCGTTCTAGAGTACCAGCTGTATTCCTTCTCATTTGACCCATAGGCATACTTTGTAAGCCACCCATAGCTGATTTGTTTCTTAAGAGAAGTCTTGGTATTTTTCTGTTTGGATCATATTTATATGGTTTACCTTTTGGCATTTCAGGTTTTATACGATTTCCATCTTCGTCATATTTAATTTCATAAGGACCTTTTATTATAAATTCATCTAGGTCTTTTAAAGACCTTAAACCTTTTTTAGGTGTACCAGATTCTAAACCAACTCTTCCGCCAGTCGCATATTCAGATACATTTGTTTCTACAAACTCTTCTACTTCTTCAGCAGATTTATCCGGATTTGTTCTACTATAATAATCTCTTAAATACACTTTTAATTTTTCTGGATCTCTTTTAGTTTCTTCTATCTCTTCTGGACCCATACCTGAAGCAGCTAAGATACTTCCTATTGCTCCTACAGTCCATCCTCCACCAGGGATTTTACTGAAAAGACCACTTGCTCCTGATCCTTGAACTGGAGAATATAAAAATTTACTTTTTGCACCGCCTCCTAACAAAGCACTGATACCACCACTCTTACCAAAGATACTAGCAGCTGGTCCACCAAAACTTGCTCTACCTAATAGACCACCAAACTGTGTTCCTGGTATACCAAAGGCAGCGGCACCGAATAAAGCAGCTTTACCAATAGGTGATTTAACAAACTTTTTAACTCCTCTACCTATTGATTTAACGAGACTTCCGAGTCCGTATAATTGTCTGGGTTGTTGCATTCGTGATATTGCCATAATTTAAATATACTTATATTGTTGAGCAGGGCTAGAAATCCTGTAATATAATAGTTTATTTGATTTTTATATCTTCGTCAAGTGGTTTGGCGTTCTTTGCAGGTCGTGTACCTTGATATAAATCATCGAAAAATCTACCTTGATATAAGAACTCTCCAACATGGGTAATAGTATCCATTACATAAACATGTACTTTGCCCCCCATGTCTCGCCATTTTTGACAGAAACCAAAGTCTTCTCCAAAGTATCTTTTAGTCTTAAGATCGTGCCAAGTATCAAACAAGTTAAAAAAATTAGTCTTGTTATCTTCTTTACCATTAATAAAAGTAGGCTGATGTATTTCTAATTCTGGATAATGGTTAATCATATCCTCCAATACTTTTCTTTTAATTAACATACATCCTGTAGGAGCATGAGTTACTTCTATAATACCTTTTTCAGATATAATATTTTTAGGATCTTCTACTTTAATTGGATAAGTAAAGCCTGCTCTTGATATATCTTCTGCAGATTTAATAGCATCTTCTTTAGTATTAACTCTTCTCCATATTTTATCCCAATCCATCATCTTCATAGGGTAAGGACATGCAATAACATCTAAGTCTGCTTTCAACATTTTTTCAACAGTGGAAAATTTAAAGTCAATATCTGAATCTATAAATAATAAATGGGTATATTTGTCTTTATGATTCAACATTTCAGCCACACTTAAATTTCTACCCTGTGTAACTAAAGAAGATTTTAATAAAGTAAAACTAACTAATATATTTCTTTTTAAACACTCCATTTGAAATTTTAAAACAGCTTGACAGTAGTGCATAGTTACATCACTATGACAAGGAGTGCACACCATAATCTTATATGGAGACTTACCATCTGCACCACCTACATTTATTTCAATAACATTAGTGTCACCCTCGACTTTATTAGTTTTAACAGTTTGATAGGTATCATTATTAACTTCTGTTTTTTTATTTTGGTTAAACCATATAGGTTTATGTGGATTTGACATTTATTGCCCCTGTTAAGAACCTTGTCCAAGACGTGCCTATCTTATTCCAATTGTAATAAGCGTTAACATAATCAGATTGAGTTTCTATATGTTTATGTATCATTTTTTCATGCAATATATTTGCAGAAGCTTCTATTGCAGAAGCAAATTTTACTGCAAGTCTTCTGTTATTATTATCAAAAGGAATGTACATAGGAAATTCAGCACCTGTTTCAAACAGAGCACCAAGATTTGTTGTAACACAATATAGTCCCCCGGCCATACATTCTAATAAAGATATACAAGATGTTTCTTCAAAGATGCTTGGGTATGCATACATATTATATTTATGCATGTTATCTTTGATGTAACTATTAGGCCTATAACCTATATAGTTTACATTAGGTAATTGTTTTGCTTGCTCATAAAGTTCTGTGTAGTTATGATCGTTCTGTTCAAAAAAATGTTTTCCATACACCTCACATGAAGAATAAACATCTAAAGTAATCAAAGGATTTTTAACTAATTGCATTGCACCAAGTAAAACAGATAATCCTCTCCAAGGTGTATTATGATGAATTATCTTAATAGGTTTACCTTTTTCATAAGGTTTTGCTTTTTGAATTTTGTCTACACCATTTTTAATTACTAAACATTTTTCTAATGGTATATCAAACAACACTCTAAATTTTTCATAAGTCCAATGAGAATTAAATACATACCAATCATACTTATGATGATTTGATTTATCTTCAAACCAAGGAGCTAGATTAGGTTGATCGTAAGAATTTTTTTGCCAAAGTATATTTACTTTAGTTGGATGTAATGGAATTTTTTCAGGTACAGAAGTTGTAATCTGTACTTGGTCTAATAATTTCTTATCAACGTATTTCTCTAAATACTCGAATTGTAGTTCTGTTCCGCCCTTAGGACTTTGGTTTCTTATTATCATTATTCATTACTTTCTGGAATACATCTAGACCCTTTGGTGATACATGTACTGTTACATCAGTTACAATATCAGGTCCTTCTATTTTTTCTATAGAAGTTTCACCTGTTCTTGTATTTCTATAAGTTGTTACAGTTGTACAATCGATCTTATGTATATTATCCGTTTTCATTCTCTCTGTTTATAAGCGCATAACTTATGGCACCTTGTATCTTATTACTGCCTGTAGCTGCTTGTACAGTTATAGCATCACCTGCTTCTAAATTCAAGCCTTGAGGTGAAGCATTTACTTGCGACTTAGCAGCTAAATCATCTCTAAAAAATTCATACTCAGTGCTTGAATCAGATGAGTCAACTAAATTCATCTGTACCACAATAGATGATGATGCGTCGTTATTTGCACAATAAATACTTTTAACTATAATGGCTCCATCAGTAGGACAAGTAAGCACTGTAGCTTTGTTTACATCCGCTTGTTTGAAACCTTGATTTTTATATTGTATAGTCATTATGATAAAAAGTAATTAAAAGCGTCTTGTTCGTTCTTTAAATCTTGTTGAAAAGAAAAATTAAGTTGTTGTTTCATTGTATTTAAAGATTCCATAATCTGTCTTTGATTATCAACATCATATTCCTGTTTAGGTTCAGGTATATAATTTGTTATCTTAGCCATTATGCAAACTCTTCTCCGCCGGCTTTAAATATTCTTCGTTTTTGGTCGTCACTTAGTGTTTGACCTGTTTGTTTTTCCCAGTACTCAATAAACTCGTTTGGTCTAATCTTGGTGTCTTCCTTACCTCCCCACCATTTAGTATCATCTAGGCTTTGTAATTTTGGATAAACAGTTTCAGGGGCCACACCCCATTCCATTTCTTTTAAAGCTTTTTCTTTTTGCTGTTCGTTCATTCCAACTGGTATTATCATATTTTCTAAATTATTATTAAGTGAAGTAACTCCTACATTATTAGGTACGTTGCCCTTTTCTAATATAAAATCGGAAAATGACATGCCATCACCATGATCTGCTAATCCTAACCTCTCGTACTCCGCAGCAAGATCTGAAGGTGTGTTATCCATTCCACCCATCCAATCCATATTTGTTTGAAGATCTGTTATGTTAGCTGGAGCAGGTCTATTAAAATCATTCCACGGCCCAGGTGCATCTTGATTAACAAATTTTGTTTCTTGTCCTGGAATCATATCATTGTATCCTGTATCTATTGTATTTAAATTAGTAGCAGGTCTATTAAAATCATTCCACGGTCCGGGTGCGTTTTGATTAACAAAGTTTGTTTCTTGTCCTGGAATCATATCATTGTATCCAGTTATGGCTTCTTTAGTAATAGGTGTAGACCATGGATCCATTCTTGCCATAGGTACATCACCTCCTTTAGGAATATATACTTTTTGATCTGCAGGGGCAGTTAAACTTAATTTATTAAATTCAGACATATCTTTAGGTTGTTTTTTTCCACCAAATAACTGTTTAAGAATACCTAAGATACCAAAATTTGGGAATGCATCTCTCGTTTCTGCAAAATCTTCTTTATCAGTATAGTAACCCATCTCTCCCTCTTCATTTGGAGTTATTTGTCCAGTTATTGGATTTTTTATTCCTCTTAATTGATAATTTTTCATAGGATCACCCCATGCCGGTAAACCTTTTATACCTCTGTATCCTGGCGCACCTCTACTAAATAAATTTCCAAAGAAACTTGGTTGACCATAACTTTTATAAGCTGATCCAATATATTTAGTTGTGCCATCAGGCATTGTCATAATTTCTGGTAGATTAGAATACTGTCTTGTTCTTGGACCTGTTTGTACAGTTTGACCAATATTTTGTTGACCGGTTAAAATAGATTTCATCTTAGCATCATGAGCTTGTTGAATTTGTTGATTCATATAATTAGAATGTCCTCCTCCTACTCCTGGAGCTTTTCCAGCTGGACTTCTATCTCTAGTATAATCCCCTTGATCGTTTAAAGACATAATTCCATCTGGACCTGTGTTAGGACCATTCTTCAATGAACCGTGTAAATCTTTTTTAACTAATAAATCTTTTTCTGCTTTTGTAATATAAGCTAGTTCTGTTTCAGGGTGATCGGGCCCTGATTTCCATTTAACAGGAACATTACTAACTGTTTTTTGTTTTCCTAAATAATTTCTTGCAGGCTTACTACCACCTTGCATTTCATAATTGATTCTTTTATCTACCGTCATTATCTTCTTCCATCTGGTTGTGCATCTAATCTAAGTGTGCCATATCTCCATGATTCACCTACTGCAGTGTTGGCTATCCGTACAGAAACTAATCTGCCTCTAGCTCTTGTATCTACCTTATCAGTAGAAGACGTTATTGTAAAGGGTCCAAGAGGTGAGCTGACAGCTACATCATCGGGATAGCTACTTACAAATAAAGTCACTTGAGCATTACCTGTTTGGTATTTAAAATCAGGTATAAATCTTTTAACTGACATAAAGAATTCTCCATCACCTCTATAGTCCACAACCCCTGTTGCCTGACCCAAGGCACTCTTACGTGAAGTAATATCCCAGTCTCCCGACCTAATAAATGCATCAATAGAAGTTGTCCCTGAGCTGTTGACTTGATCAGTTCCTACTTCATGAGAATAGTAAATACTGGCTCCATATAAATTTGTAATACCTAATATATCTGGAAATACAGGTGTACCTGTATTTACGTAATCAGTTGCATAAGGAGCATTAAATACCCCTTGATCTTGATAAGTAGTTCTAGCCAACGATGAAGTTGTCCAAACATTTTCTGAATAATTATACGTTACACATCTGTCAATTTGATCAGATCCACTTTTAGGATAAAACCAATTTATTTCTGTATATAAAGAATTAGGTGAAGAATAAATAACATCACTTGAACCTAAATTAATACCTAAGTTGTCTCCATGTGTATTAAATACAAAATCTTCTACAAGTGATGGTAATGATTTAACTGTACCATCATAAGCAAAAAAACCACCTTCGGATGACATCCACCAGACAGCACCATTTGCATAAGACATAGCATGTTGACCAATACATCCACAGTTAGTACCAACTTGTCTAACAGAAAAAGTAAAAGGTGGACCAACAAACTGAATTACATAAGCTGCAAGATCAGTTGCTACAAAAATATAATCTTTACCTTGTATGGCTGCTCTAATTTCATTACCGGTATCTAATCTAAAAGTACCTGCTGTATTAGTTGCTGTTGGTGCATAAGTATTTAAATCTTCTTGATTAGAGAATCTTACAAACATAGGGTCTTGTGTTGTAGAATCACCTATAGTTGTTTCAGTACCTAGGTGAAATAAATGTCTATCCCTATCTGAAACAACAGAAATTCTAGTTGCTGTGGGATTACTTGTAGTTACAAAATTTGTTGTAGATTGTGAAGCTCTTATAGCTCTAGCCCCTGACGCTCCAGCATTCCAAGTAAAAGTTTTACCATTAAATATTGTAGCAACTAATACTTCTCCAAAATTATCAAGACTCCAGTTTCCTGGATCCAGAGTCACTGTGCTTATAGTACGTTCAGTACCCCATGTAGAATCTCCCCATAAATAAGTTCCCCAACCATAACCAGTTGTTTGAGTTGTTGGTCCTATTTCAACATAAGGATTAACAGTTGCAGCTCCCACTGCAGTCATGCCAGATCCTCCTTCAGCCCTTACAGCTTGAACAGTAAATTTATCTACAGTTGCGACTGTTAAAATTTCATAAACTTTTTCTAATTCTGCTGCTGTAAAATCTGACGCACCTGTAACAGTTACATCAGATAAAGTTACATATCTTCCTACAGCTAAACCATGAGATCCCTTATTAACTTGTAAAACATTTGAACTAGTAACTGTTGTTAAGGTGCATCCAGTGATAGCGGTATCTAATGGAGTAATATCAAAAAAATCATTACCATAATATAAAAATAAACCTTGTGAGGTTCCTATAGCTGAGTATTTCTCCCCTGCAAAAGATCTAAAACTATGTTGTTTTCTAGCAGCTCCGGGTAATGTCTTTGACGCAGCCGTAAGTTGAGACCAACCACCTATTTTTTCAGGTAGTCCATATCTAAATCTAACAAAATCTCCATCTGTCCACTGCCCTTCGGCACCAGATTCTGTATCTTGCTTATTGAAGCCAGGCTTGAAATTTAATTTTTGTAGCATATACTAGCTTATATATTAGTTTTATAGAGAATGAAAGTAGCATAATTATGGACCATTTAGAAGCAATTGTTATGTTAGACAATATAATAAACCCTAAATTTATTGAAAAAATAATTCCGTTAATTGATGAAAAATCAAAAAAAAAATTAGAAATTAGAAAAGGTGTGGATGAAGACGTAAGAAATGTAAAAGGCTATGGTTTAAGTTTAGATAGCCCCACTGATATTTTTTATTGGAATTTTATAAAGTCTGAAATAGAAAAAATTTATTCTCACTATAAATTTAAATTTCCTTTTATGGCGAGTAATAAAATAAATCAAATAGATCTCTTAAAATATAATATAGGAGGTAAATATAATTTACATACAGATGATTATTCTACCACCACAAGACAATTAAGTATTATAATGAATTTAAATAATAAATATGAAGGAGGAGATTTGATCTTCACCGATCAAAAAGGAAATGAACTTAAGCGATATAGTTTAAGTGAAGGTTCAATTGTATTTTTTCCTAGTAATTTTTTATATCCTCACAGCATAGAACCAATTACAAAAGGAACTAGATATAGTGTGGTTGCATGGTTGCAGTAGATTATAAAGTAATAAAAAATTTTTTTAGAAAAGAAGAGTTAGAAATTTTACAAAAGTATTGTCATAATAAATTAGACCAAAATAAAGATTATATACTTGACAAACAATGTTTTTCACCAGCTTGGTACTATGATCCTCTAATGATTTCTTTTTTAGATATAAAACTTCCTATTGTAGAAAAACACTCTAATTTAAAATTGTTTCCAACTTATGCTTATTGGAGATACTATGTGTTTGGTGGAAAATTAGAAAGCCATATAGATAGACCTTCTTGTGAAATATCTGTCACTGCTTGTATAAAAAAATATGACAATTGGCCTTTAATTATAGAGAATAAA